AAAAAGAACCATCAATGATAGATACTGTACTGGTTGCGGCAGTATTTACAGTAACAGTAATGCGGTGTAGATAATCACCTATTGCACCTGTTGTGCCTAATATTTGGGCGGTTTGTGAATTTGCTACGTGTTCGTAGGGTAATGCGTAAGTTGCGGCCGCTGTTGTCATTTAAATTCTCCTGTTAGTTACTTTGGGGGTTTCTTTCCACATTTCGTTCAAAGTTACATCCGTTTGCCCGACATGAAGTCCTTTGATCCTTGTATCTTTAAGGATAGGACTATCTTCATCTTTCCATACAATGCTGAGATAACGCATAGCATCTGCTGAATGGCTTGTCCAATCGTGTTTCGGGCGATCTCTAAATACTTTTTTATCATCATCCCACTCCCTTTGATATTGACGCAAACATTCTATTAAATCTTCACATCTATTATCAAACCAAGTGCGTGTTAATGCAAGTCGTGTTGCTTGTATTCCATCCTGAATTGACAGGTTTGGAACAATTTTTAGATGTTTTATGTCAATTTTTGCAGATATTTGTTCGATTATGCTCTTACCACCACTAGCCAATGTTTTTGCTCTAGCGTCATGGGGCAACCAATGAGTACCATATTTGTACCCAAATTCATCTTCTTTTTGGGCAAGCAAACCTGTGTAATAAGGTATTGGCTGACCATTGCTGGAATGGTGATCTAGTATTCGTATCTCACCGTATACCGTCTGCCACCAAATAATTGCCGTGGAATCGTTGTACCCCAAATCCCAAACTGTATGGCAAGGGAACATAGGATCATAGTCAACGGTAGTAATACGCTCTAAGTCCGTGATTTGACGCATCTGTTCGCCAAAGTAGGCCCCAGTTATGGAAGCCTCGAATGAACATAAGAACTCTTGTTCGTACTGATTTGGTGACATTGTTGACTGTGCATCTAGCAATTCAGCTTCAGGCAACAATCCTGATTTATCTGCTCTTAATGTTTTAACATACCAGTTGTCGTTCTTTTGGGCTTCGTTGTAGATGTCATAGAACGCATTGTGTCCCTTTGGCGTACCAATAAAGGTAGCCCAACCTTGTCTGTCTGTAAGTAAAGGCCTAACAATTTCGCCCCATAATCTAGGCTTCATGTCGGCATACTCATCAAGAACTACCCCATCTAGGTATAAACCCCGTAAAGCATCAGGATTGTCTGCACCAAACAAGCGTATCTTTGAGCCATTGACTAACTCTACCCATAACTCAGATTGATTGGCTTTAACTATCGCTGGCTCTGCAAACTTAAGTAAGTAATCCCAAGCAATGTTCTTAGCCTGTGCATAGTACGGTGCAATGTAAGCGTATCGGCCATCAGGCTTCTTTTCCATGACTGCCCTGCGGATCGTATCGCAAATGGTAGCTACGGTCTTACCTGCTCTACGGTGACAGACTAGGACTGCCCAGCGTTGATCCCGTTTATGAAAGTCTAGGAACGCATCCCTTGCCTTGTAAGGGTATTCGTACCTCTTAACTAATTCTTTCAATCTAGAAACTTGTGTTCGTGAATGATCTTGACAGGTTGATCCTCATCACCTGAGTGCTCAGTACGGGCTAATTTAGGCAGGTGGTATTCCATGACGCTTTGCAACATACTAAAAGCCTTCTCAGGATTAGGCAAAACAATAAATTTATTGTCATCGTTTTTAACGCCAATAGCGACCTGTTCTAGCCACTCTTGCATCTTGTAGGCGTTACCCTCTACGAACTGTGCTATCGCTTCCCTAGCCATTGCTGTGGACTTATTAGGGCTACCTTTAGGTCTACCCTTCGGATTATTAGTTTGTTGTTTAATACTCATACCTTACCCAAGTGGTTGATTAAGATAAGTTAATTCTACTCTATTTTGTCAATTTGTTCTTCAAGTAAAATTTTATTAAAACTTGTTTTAGGAACATCAGACCAATTTTTAATGTTGGCTTGTTGCCCACCAAAAACCAAAACTTCTTTGTTGTTATATCCAGTTGGAGAATAATCTAATACTACGCTGTCATGCCCTAATTCTTTTAATTTATTGGTGACATCTTTGGCTGATGCAGTTTTTTCTAAATTTAAAGCTGACCTAATTAACTCTCTTTTATCAGTAGAGAAATTCGGCATAGATAATTCATATGGTTTGTTTGCTTCAAGGTCTACATTAGCAACATATTTGTTTGCCCTAGCTACATTTGGGTCTGTAGAAAAATAATGTCCTTTTCCCAGCCATCCTTCATCTCTTGTATTAGCTAAAACATCGTCAAACTTATTAAACTTTGTATTAGTACCATGATAAGCCTCTAAAGGTATCATTCCACCGCTTTTAACCATGTAATTTTCAAGGGCGTTATAGGCTTTTGGTGCTCCAGCCCTAAGTGCTGTGGCATAAGCTGGTAATGCCATAGATGCAATAGCTACAGGTTCACCTTGTTCGTAGCCTTCTTGATAGGGTGCTGAAGCTGGATTAAGAACACCGCCTTGTACGGGGTTTTTTGCTGGTAGTCCAGTTGCCCCTGCTACAAAGCCAGTTTCTTTAGGTAATGGGTTCTTGCCTGTGACTAATTGGGTAAACGCTTGCGGATTGGTAAGAAAACGCTGTGCTTCAATAGGCAGATTAGTTAAGGTGTCTGCCCCCTGACGGAGATAATCAGCAAGTTTGCTTCCAAACTCCATTATTTGACTTCTTTATCCAAGTCTTTAAGTTTGTCAGCTAATGCGGCTCTACGCTCTAGTCTTAAACGCTGTTGTTTCTCTAGCGTAGATTCTTTATGAGGTCTAAGCATGGCATCTTCAGGTTTGTATTTGCGGCTCATGTGTTCCATTACATATCCTTCATCTTGTCAGCAATCATGTCTTTTCTGCTTTGTGGCTTGGCAGTCTTGGCAGATTCTTTAAAATCTTTGGCAGTTGGGGCGTTTTTGCTACCAACCTTGTTCATCTTTTCACCTGAACCGTTTGCGATCCGTTCCTGCTTTTGATGAATGTTATAGTACAAACCCTTATTAGCCACAATGCCACCTCGCTCTAGCCGCTTTTCCTCGTTCCCCATTCCATCCTGCTGACCTTGCACAAAAACTATCGTGCCTTGGCCCACTAGATTGGGGTGCTTTTAAATTACTACCATTCTTTGCGTTGTACGCCTTACGACCAGCTTCGGTCATTCCTGCACCTTCTTCTACTGACTGATAATGCCGACCCTTACCTTTAGTGGTCTTGGCTATCGGCTTATCGTGCTTCTCTACTGCGGCACGGATGTCATCTTGTCGGCTCATTTTTCTTCAATGTACTTACCGTAGGCTTCTTCTAACTTGGCTTTGCGAGCACCTTTGGCGTTTTCACGCTCAACATTGAGAGCAATAGCAAGTGCCTGTTTTTTAGAACGCCCTGATTTGACCTCGGCTTTAATGTTCTTGCCAACTGATTCGGCTGATCCTGATTTGTCTAATGGCATGATTAACTCTTAAATTTAAGCAAATAAATGGTTGTGTCGATCTCTTGGGCGATATTGTCAATAAGCTGGCAGATCTCTGTATCTGTTGGCAAATCGGCTCTAGCATCCTTTACAAACGCTTTTAGGGACTGTAAGTAGGCTAGTGGCTCTTTAGGCATATGGTAGGTAGCTGGGAATTCGGTAATCTGCCCGTAGCAACCAAAATAGGCTTCTGCTAGTTGATCGGTCAATTCAATAATGTTTTCGTAAAAATGACCTAATGCTTTGTGCTTGGCGTAAGACTTGGTAGCCCAATGGAAAAAGTGGGCGTTAGTCGATGAATGTAACAAAGTTGCCAAAAAAAGAGCCATACTTTTTTCCATGCTATTTCCTTATTTATGCCTTGCAAATTCACCGTGTAATTTGCTTCTATAGGCTTCAACAGCCGTTTGAGCGTGATCTATTTTATCAAAATATCCTACAAAATGGGGTTTATAGTCAAAATTACATCTAGCTAACCATTTATTTTTATCTTTACTCCAACAAATACCTTTAATTCCTGATGTATTTCGTTTTGAAATAGCCATATTGTGATGATTTTGCAACTCTGTAGCAGGTCTAAGGTTTTCTATGTTGTTGTTTAAAGGGTTGCCGTCAATATGGTCAATAATTTCAGGAAAGTAGCCGTGGTGCATCATAAATATAATTCTATGTGCTTTAAGCAATTTCCCATTGTGATTTATGTTTATGTTCCCTCTTTTGGCAGTAGTCCCAGCTTTTTCGCCAATTTTTATTCTATTTGAGGTGCGTACTTTCCAGTACAAATGCCCATCTTTGTAGTCAAAAATTTGATGTAAGTATTCTTTGGTCAAATTATGGTTTGCAAGAAACAACGCCATTGACTTTTCCATAAAACGCTCCTTTTAATCTATTTTATAACACTTTTCTAGTAATACCTAGTGCTCTAATTGCGGCATCAATGCTATCTACACGGCTGACTGCACCACCTTTCCACTTACCCATAAAGTCTAATTGGTCAGAGGTGAACTTGGCTTTGGCATCCCGTTTAATTTCCATCAATATGGTTTCACCGTTGTAGCCCACCAAAATGTCGGGAATCCCGTGCTTCATTGCGGCAAGTGACACCACAGTAGCACCTGCATCTCGTAATGCTTTGACTATCTCTTTGTGATTTGTATCTATTCGTGCGTATGTCATTGATTTTCAATTAAAATAGATTAGTATTAGCTAACTTTACCATTATAAAGGTGTGGTATGACCAAGCCAGCGTGTAGTGAGCAAGAGTTTATATCATTGTATAAAGAACATCGATCTCCTACAACGGTAGCTAGGATATTAAATATTGATGTTAGAAGTGTACTTCTTCGCAGAAAAAACATCGAAAAAAAACTCGATATTGTGCTTGAATCTAATAATAATCGGGGTATTCCAAGATTTACCATTCCCGAAAATAAAATACGCTGTGAATACGAATTAAAAAATGGCGTGGTTATGGTGGGGTCAGATTGCCATTACAACCCTAATTACATCTCTACCGCACACCGTGCTTTTGTATATTTTACAAAACAATTAAAGCCAAACATGGTAATCCTTAATGGAGATTTGTTTGATTTTGCGGTAATTAGCCAGCACAATAGGATAGGCTATCAAGACCATCCTACAGTCCAGCAAGAATTAGAAGAAGTCCAAGCAAGGTTAGGTGACATTGAAGCTGTACGCCCTGCTGGATGTATATTGCATCGCACCATAGGTAATCACGATTTACGCTTTGATGGCAAGTTGTCCAATGTTTTACCCCAGTATGAAGGCGTTAAGGGTATGTGTTTAGCGGATCACCTGTACGGCTGGTCATATAGCTGGTCAGTAATGATTAACAACAACACAATGGTAAAGCACCGTTGGCATAATGGTATTCATGCGGTATACAACAATGTCCTTAAAGGTGGCAAATCAATGGTTACGGGGCATCTACATTCCCTTAAAGTAACCCCTTGGACTAATTACAACGGTGACCTATACGGGGTAGATACTGGAATGATGGCGGCAGTTAGGGATGAACAGTTCTTGTACCATGAAGATTCAAGCGTTAACTGGAGAGCAGGATTTGCTGTTCTTACCTATGTCAACGGTCATTTAATGCCACCTGAATTAGTGCAAGTTATTAATGAAGATGAGGGGCTTGTGTTCTTTAGGGGTGAACTATATGAGATTAAATCCTGAAGTATTAAAAAACTTGTATGCAAGCCTGTATTGTTGTTATCCGTTTACTAAATGGCCTATGCCATTGCCTGAAGAAATAGAGTTCATTGTTACCGCTGATCCTGAAGTAATGGGTACATACCTGCTAGATACGGGCGAGGATTACAGTCATACCATTACTATCTCATCAGGGCGTTGTAGCCACTTCTATACCGTTTTAACCACCCTTGCCCATGAATGTGTACACATGAGTTTTCACAAGCAAAAAGGTGAGAAATGGATGCAACATGGAAAGCCGTTTAGAACCCGTTGCAAGATGGTTGCCAGCGAACTAGGGTTTGATCCGCTAGAACTTTAAGGTATATATTTAATATATATTGATTGCGTATACATATTAATATCTATATGTATAAAAAACTAAAAAAAGTGTACACATTTTATTTAGCCATGTAGTACAAACCAATGTTAGCCGTAGCATAAGACATATAAGTCACGCCCATAGGTACATTGCCTTTAAAGACCTGTTCTAACCCTATGTAAGCGTAAATCAGACCAGTAACAATAATTAACCAGCTACTCATTTAAAAGGCTTTTCGTTTTCTCCAACAACTGTTCTTCCGAGATAGCGTACTCCCTTTCAAAGCGTTTTCTACCCATGCCGTAAATACTGGTATTTGATCCTCGATGGTGATAGATGCAGAGCGGAATGACGGGTGCTTGAGAGCGAGGGATATTACCTCGTCTAATGTGATGCAATTCTGCTGGCGTTCCCTCAAAGCCTTGATGCCTACATAACGAACACCCAAGTTCTGCGATTTTTCTGTACTTTTTTTTCTCATTTTTGGTGGCCATTGATATGATCCACGGTCATTTGTTCTAGCTTTTCGCCTGATTCTGCAATGTCAACGCTTAATTCCAGCATTTGTGTGTAATCCTTACGGTTTAGGGCATCTTCATACATCTTGCAAAATAATTTAAGAATTAAAAATTCTTCGGTTAATTTTAATGGTGTCATTTTAATATCCGATCTTGTGTGCGGTTTGATACTTCTAAGGTCTGCCATGTAGCGTGTCTTAGTCGGGCGGCTTCAAGTTCCCACTTTAGCTTTTCAGCGTTTTCTGTAGCCGTACCAATAGAGTCGCATAGGTCTTGGTACTCTTGGCTGGCGTAGGCTTCACGCTCTTGTGCTCCAATAGCTTGCTCACCTGACTTCTTCATCATAATAGATTTTAATGAACTTTTAAAAGTTTCTAGCTGGGCTAATTCACCTTTAGCTTGTGCGTACTTACCTGCGTTTTCTAATATAAAGTCTATACATTTATTGGGATCTATCTCTCTCATTTTCCTAGTTTCTTTTTTATCAATTGTTTTATGCGCTCTTCTTTTTCAGGGTACTGTTTTAAAAGCCTTACGACTTCAGGCCATCCCCGTCTTTTGGCTACACCGATATACCACCCAGCCAAATAATCGTCAGAGTTGTTCTTCAAGTTGTTTTATCTTCTGTGAAATTCTTGCTCGCCATTGTTGCCAACCCTCACCAGCATAAGCAGGGCAATTAACTTCTTGGGCTTTTCTAGCAGTAAGTTCTTCGCTGGAATACCAAGGCAACTCAGGTTTCTTTAAAGGTTCAATGTCCAGTTCGTCATCATAACGCCCAGCCCGTAACCAACTAGCAGGGTATGGAATAAAGTCTTTGGCGGTTTCCTTGATCTTCCAGTATTTAAGATGCTGTGGCAGGGCTTCTAAGGCTTTTTCTTGCTCATCGGTAGTCATAGACCGCCAAGCCTTTTCAGCGTCTTTGCGAGCCATTTTACGGGGATACAAACCATAAAAAATAGCAAAACTCATTCTGTTCTTTCAATAATGGCGTGAACTTTAGATGCGATCTTGTAAATGTAGTCAATGTCATTGAGGGTAAGCTGTCCCATCAACTGTAATATCTTCATAACAGCAATGTCGTTGTCTAGCGGCTGGGGTTTAACTAAAGTTTCGATCATGTTCCCCAACCTGCTCTCTTACCGCCTTGATTAGTTGTTTATCTTTTGCATCTTTGACGATTTCTTTAGCCCGTTGAATAAGTGCTTCATCACCTTCGGGTTTAACTTTGTGAACATCAAGTCCTTGGGTAATAAGACTGATAAGCCCGTGCTGGACAAGGCACTCAAGTCCTTCTTTGTCAAAATCAACT